TTGTGCTGCATAGCTTACGCTGTTTTCATTGTGAACGCCCATTGGGTAGTTCTCCTTTAGTTGTTAATAATTTATTTAAACCAACCTGCTTTAGCTTTTAGTTGTGCTTCATAAGCATCGTTGTCCATATAACCTTTAATGTTGTTTACTACTTGTGTAATGATTTGCTGATGTTTCCACAGCTCCTCTCTACGGTCTTGGTTATTCTCATTAGCCCACTGATCTACGATAAATTTACTGTAATCAGAAATGGCTGTAGTGAAAGCTTCGTTCTTTAGTAACTCTTCTGCTTCGTTACCTAGTACGCTCATTTACCGTCTCCTATGCCTACAGCTCTACCTTGTGTAGCTTCTAATCCTAACTCTGCTGCATCAACCTTCTTCTTCCAATCAAACTCAGCAACGTCTAGTTGTAACTGGCCTTCTTTAATCTGGTTAGCTTTAGCGTCGTTCTGTGCTTCAGCCTGTGCTTTCTGTGCATTAGTTTGAGCATTAACCATCTCAGCACTAGGTTGTGGTTGTGGGGGTTGTATAGTTGTAGGATCGGTGATGAACAAGTCAGCGTTCTTATACCCACTGTTAGTAATCATCTCTACTGCTAAGTTGTACACGTTCTCAGGTTGGATCATATATCCATACTCTGTACTGCCAATAGCTTGTAGCGTATTGCGTATGTTGTTCAAGTGATATAGTTGTTGGTCTTTATTACCATTACCAATACCAACTGTAACACGCATATCATAACGATCAAACCAATCGAAAGGACGTACCTGTACAAAACGACCTCGTAAACGAACAATGTCTTCTTCTACTTGGTGAGTTCGTACCAGCTTATACATTTCCCAAAACAGTTCTTTTACACCTGTCTCAGCAAACACACGGGCTATTAATAGTATCTTTTGTTGTGCAGCACTCATCACCTGATTAACTGCTGTGGCTGCTGTGTTAGAGGTTAGAGCGTTAGCATCCAACCCTTGAGTCATACGACTAACACCAACACGATTCTCACGCTCCACTTCCATTTGATTCAATAGGGGGAATGTGGCAGCACTAAGCTGTGGAGTTTGTAATTGCTGTACAGCTCCCTGAGCTTTAGTACGAACAACACCACCAATTTTATTATCAATTAAGTCTTGTAGATTAACCTGACCTTCTACTGCCGTGTATCGTCCAGCGTTAGATAGTGCTAGGTTGTCTAAGGTTTGACGGAATAGTTGGCTTCTAATCTCTTGGATGTCATCTACTAAGTCTGCCACTGAAACACCAGTGAACTTGTGAGGCATCATAATAGGAGATAGGTTTATGAATGGTACACTCTCTACCACTTCCCAATCTAAGACTGTGTGATTAACTTGTATTACGTGGTAGGTGCGTACCGTTTCTGTCTCTTTGTCAAACAGTTTAATGTAAGCATCTACTAACTTAACTTCCTTCTCCATAGGAGAGGCAGCATTACGAGTAAGCTCTTCTTCTCGTGGATCTTGGAATCTAGCATTAGGAACAACGCTGTCATCTACACGTTCTTCTGTACCACCAAGAGACATGACTACATCTTCATCATATCCCATTTCAATCAGTTCGCCTAACGTAATATCAGGCTTATGTGCTACGAAGTCTGCATCTTTAATAGACACAGATCGTTGCTTAATAACAAAATCTTCAGAGGGAATCAGCTCTACTGTAGGTTTACCTTTAGTAACTGTACGGCTAACCTTAACATCAAAGGTTCCATCCTCGTTCTCTTCCTGCTCCTCAATATCAATACCATCTTCTAACTCAATGGTGTCAACTTCTTCTTGACTAACACCACGGAATGTGTGTAGCTGTAGCCTATCTTCATCACACCAGCCAACTTTAACTAAACCGTTCTTCATTAATAGTGCATCTTTAAACCAATTATAGAATACACTAAAACCATCCATTCGTTTTTCAAAGATGTAGTTTAGATAATCTGTGGCCTGTTTAGCAGCTTCTAAATCATCTGCACCTTCTGGCTCAAACTCTACGAAGTTATCCCCTGATGTAAATATCTTCATCAGTTCTGGCATAATACCTTCGACTGTCTCTAAAGTATCTCGACTAACAACCTGACTAAACCCATCAACTTCATTACCGAAAGGTTTGCCATAGTAGTAGTCAAGGTTTTTAGCTTGTTCTACTGCTAAGTCACTGTCTGTATAGTTCTCAGCAGAGCTTAACTCTTGGCTTACTACGGATGCTAGGAATTCTTCATCAATGTTCTGCATTATACGCTCGAATAGTTACGAATAGGTAGGCTACCAGAGAAGCTATAGCCGTTATTGTTACCACTACCTGCTACAGCATAGCGTAAGCTCTGTGCTGCGTAGCGTGTGGCACTCATTATGTCATCTTTCATAGGTACTATCTTACCATCCTTACGATAATACCCTTGGTATTCTTGGAACCAATCATGTAAATGGCTAAATACTTTAAAGCGTCCTGTCTCCATACGCATTAACATAGCATTAACACCTGCCTCTACACTGAAATCACCTTTAGGGTTCTGTGCTGTAGGAGGATTGGTGAACCAGTTAGCTGTCATGTTCAAGCCTTGCTGTCTGTACTGATCTGCTAGGCTTACACCTGAACCTTTATCACTCTGTAGTCCATCTTTAGGCCATACAATAGGGATGTAATGAGGGCGTTCCTTGATGGCAGCAGCGTGAATGATTGCTGTCTCTTTACTTCTAGCGTAGGTATCGTAAACATACAAGGTGTCTGCTTCTCTATCGTAAGCAATCCACACAACTGCTGTAGGGTGATCCCAACCAAAGTCAATTGCGGCCACTCTAGGCCAGCTATCAGGTATATCAAACCCTTCAACCTCTAGCTTATCACTAGGGATAGGGAACACTAAACCACTACCTAAAACTGGAATACCCTTAGAACGCAATTCTCGCTCATGTGGAGGGTACTGAGCTAATAGCTGTTGCTTAGTTGCTTCATCTAAGTGAGGAGCATCGTCCCAACTAGCTTGTAATAAGAACTGCCCCTTCTGTATGTCATGCATAAACTGGTGAACTACAGGGGTGGCACCAGCTTCAGGGGTGAATGTCATTAATACACGACCATTAGTTGCTACGGTACGTGTAATACACTGTGTATATATGTTACTAGGAGGTTGCTCATCTAGCCATATCCAATCTACAGGACGACCATAGAACTTCTCTTCCCCCATCTCGTAAGACTTAAAGCCAATACGAGACATTCCGTTAGGCTCTCCCGTTTCAGGGTCGTGATGCTGTACCATCACTGAGTCATACGTATTACCAGTTGTCCCTCTCCGTCTTGTAGCACCACTGAGAGGGCAGCATTCCTTAGGAACCATCCCTGATCCCCACATTTCTACGTCTTCCGCTAACCCAAACAACTCCGTTTGGCATATATCCCTAGTGGTGTCGTTAGATACACCAGCCGCCCATGCGTAGATAGGCTCCTTGTATTTATGTCCAACCCACCAATCAGGATAGAGTCCTGTTAAATGGCAAGCTGTAATGTATGCTCCTGCCGTGGAGTTGTGCGTTAGAATAAAGTCATTAGTCATATATAAACTATCTACTGCTTCTACAGTGATACATTGACTTTCTTCTTGATAAGGAAGTTTACTTATATTAACAAGTCTAATGTTTAACTTGTCTCCTAAATTCTCTCTTTCTTTTTTACGTGAAAGGTTAAACACTGAGACAGGAGATTTATACAAAACAACCTCCCAACTATTACCACTCTTTCTAGGTTTAAAGTTGAGAGAAGCATCTATACCTAACCCTCTGGCCAACTCTTGTACATCAAGAGCTAACTGTTTGCTCACAGAACCAAACAATCTCGCTCCTTTCTTAGAAGCGGTACCATCTGAATCCATTAAACCTCTAAGCAGTTCTAATCTTTTCTCAGGGGAAATTAAAAAGTATTCTCTCGGTACAAATTTAGAATAGCTTTTATGTCCGTAAACCCCTAGCTCTCGTAGTAAATCTGTTAATTGGTTGTAACAATACCCTTTACTGGTACGTTCTTTAGAGGAGAATCTGTACTGAATAGGAGCATACTCTTTTAACTCACAGTTATATTCAGAAGCGATCTGTCTACAATACTGAGCTATCTCTTCATCCGCTGTTGTAATACCTACACTACAAGTTAGGCCACCGTCACCTAATAACAATCCTAATAAATAAGGATCAACCAATACATCTTCATCACTACCTTCCCATACAGGGCGAGAAGGGATTATAGCAGGCTTAAACTCCTCAACCATATCTTTTACAGATAAGGTTTCCCACTTACGATGCTTCTTGACTGCCCATAGATGTTCTTCCCCACAACGAACAGTGGCACCATCAGTGAAAGTTAATTCGTAAACATCCCTTACACCTTGAGGGTGTATATGTGTCACCTTGGTAGGTTTACCGTCTGAGCCTACAACGTAGTCTCCTACAGATATATCACCCATTTTAACCCACCCTGAAGGAGTTAGGACAGGCTCGCTGACGGGTTGCTCTTTACCTATCTGGTTGGCACACATAGCCAACATCTGCATGTTAGCTTCTGAGGAGTTAGAGAGCTTCTGTTGCCACTCATACGCCTCAAACCAGCTAAGCTTATTGAAAACTCTACGGTCTTCTTTCTCTTTAATAAGCTCAACTAGCCTTGTCTTCTCCTCTTGGGAGAGAGTAGCAGTCATTACTTAGAAGCTTTAGCCTTAGCTTTAGGAGCAGCCTTCTTCACTTCCTTCGTAGCAATAACAGCATTCTGCTTGAGGATTAAGTCACGCAATACACGTATCTCACTCTTAGCCTTTTCAAAATTATCATAATTAAAAGGAAGTTTCTCTAAATCTACACCTTGCAATTCATCACTCATTGTCTATTCTCTCTCTAATGTAATTCTTTCTGTTCTTCAGCTTTATTATTAACTCTAGCTAATAGACGTTGTAGCTCATCATCTAAAGCTTTGTTATCAAGCTCGTCAACTTTCTTCTCTGTTGTTATAATCTCCATAGGACGATCATAACCAGCTCTATACAATACATCCTGTGCTGCTTTAAGCTTTACACTATCGTTCCTAGCATGTTCCATTAAGTCTACAATAGTATTCAAAGCAGCAGGTACGTGCCTACCTACACGTAAACCAATCATCTTCTCTACAAGCTTATGATTGTTACGGAGAGTGTTCATGGCACTACCTATACCACTCTCACTATACCCAGCATCCTTCCAAGATTGTATATGATTGCCTGTTTCTACATACAGCTCAATAAATCTAAGGAGCTTATCAGAAGCCTTCTCAAAGTCAGGCTCCTTCTTCATTAACATTATTCTATCTTTTGCCATTTATGTGTCCTATTATAACAGAAAGTTATAAGAAAGTCAAGGGAATTATTGGTTAAATACAACACGCTCATGGTCTGCATCGGGTGTCCATTCACCATCATAGGTGGAATATCTACCCCCATTCTCATCATAAGCCAGAACGTCTGTACCGCTTTGCTCATCAATAGGATAGCTCACGACATTACTAGCGTAAGTGATTAGATTGTTAGCTGGGTTGAATACGGGGATTAGGCCGTTAGTTGTAACCTTAGTAGATACTGAATTTATAATTATTGAATTGCCAATCTTACCAAAAGATTTGAAATCAATCTGTGGGTTATCTGTGGGGGATACAAATCTGTAAGTATAAGAGGAATCGGCAGATAATTGCAAAACCTGAGACGCACCCACTCGTAACCAAACCGACGCGCCGCCTGTTAAATACGCTCCCGTTTCAAACACCAGCTCGACAACATCCCCTTCCGATACAGCTACGTTAAGCTGACCGCCAGCGAAAGTAACATTGCTACCATTTGTAGAGGTAATTGTGGTAACACCGCTAGTAACGGTCACATCGGCATTAAACCTATAATCCCAACTACCGCCCCATAGCTCATTACCATACTCAGCAACATCCCCCGTCTGAGGCGCTATGGCTGTACCATCACCGTTGTCTATAACACTATCTTTAGTTAGATATTCGTATGTTGAACCGTCTAGCTTTGTTACTTTGAAGTTAGCTATAGTGCCTTCTGTGGGGAATGATAAGTCATCAGCGGCTAGTATAGTCGTTAATGTTGCAGTGGCTTTTACCTCTGCCGATATTGTTACTCTTTCCCCATCTTGGAAAGTATAAGAGTCTGTTGAGGTATTAACACCATCTATAGTCACAGAAGATTCTAAAAGCAATCCCGATGAAAATATAAATCTTTCAGATGAGTTTTGTGCAAAAACAGTGTTGAAGTCAGGTGAACCAACAAGTCTCTGTGTAGTCGCTGTATTAACAGGTACATAATCAAAACTAATAACATCACCAGCCTGTACAGGGATATTCACTTGTGTATAAGCTGTGCCATCACCTAGCAAGTATTCCCCTTTAGGTAGCTTGGTGTAGTCTGTTATTTTTAGGTCTGCGATTATGCCTTTGCTTGCGTTAAGTCCATCTGACCTTACACCTATTTTATCAATAGTAAATGGGTTAATAGAGCCAGTATTAACACCTTTTAGGTCGCCATCTATAAACAACGAAAGGCCATTCTCATCTTTAACCAGTTTTATTTTAATGAACTGGCCTTGCTCAACACCGTCTAGGGCATTAGGAAAATTTCTAAACGTTCCGTCAGATATAAAAGTAATCCTATTGGGGTTTGCAGGCTGGTTAGAGTCGTTTGCTAATAACCTTTCAACGCCATCATTTTCATCATCTGAACCCAAGAGAACTGTTGTTCCTGTACCTGTGGCTGTGTCTCTATCCTTACGCTCCCACGTAAGCTCTATTTTAAAATACCCATCAACAGTTATTGTATTGTCTAAATCAATATAGCGTGTTCCGTCTGCTGCCCCAACCCATCTATAAAACGGAGTGTTGCTCTCTGTCCCCGTAAGGACAGGGGACATAACACCTGTAACTACTGGAGACAGTATGCTCATTATTCTTCTACTCCTGCCAAGCTAACACTAGCAGAGCCACT